ATGCGCGGCAGGCATTGCGGGTAATACAAAATAATGTAATCGGCCACGGCATCAAGCATCAAGGCCAGGTGCGGATGCAACGCGGCGGTAAATTAGATGATGCGATCAATGGCCGCATCCATGATGCATGGCAACATTGGAGCAATAAAAAGCGCTGTGACGTTAGCGGCATTTTAGGTTTCCATGATCTGGAACGGTTGGTATGCAGAAGCCTGGCAGAAAGTGGTGAAGTATTTATCAGGATGATCCGCCAACCATTTGGTGATAGCAAGATCCCGTTTGCTTTGCAGTTACTGGAGTCTGATTATCTGGTTGATGATGAAGTACCACAACCAGCAAAAGGCAATACGGTACGAATGGGTATTGAGGTTGATAGTTACTTAAGGCCGCAAGCGTATCATTTTTATTCAAACCACCCAGGTGATACCTATGCGGGCAATACGCGCACTAATGGCCGCAAGCTACGCATACCGGCAGACGAGATAATACATTTGTTTTTGCCAGAGCGGCCAGGGCAGACGCGAGGCGTTACGTGGTTTGCATCTGCATTGATGCGTATGCACATGCTGCAAGGCTACGAGGAGGCCGAGGTGGTGCGAGCTCGGGCTAGCAGCGCACTGATGGGATTTATATCAAGCCCTGAAGGAGAGCTGATGGGTGATCAGGTTTACGATAATGAAAGAGTTAGTGAATTTACGCCAGGTGTATTTAAGTATCTGCAGCCGGGTGAGTCGATAAATGTACCAGACCTTAATGCACCTGATGGACAACTTGAACCATTCACCCGGTCGATGCTGCGTGCTGTAGCGGCTGGCATTGGCGTTAGTTTTGAGAGTATCAGCAAAAACTTTTCTGAGAGTAACTACAGCAGCAGCAGACTTAGCTTGCTGGAAGAACGCGATACTTATAAAGTATTGCAACGTTATTTTATAGAAAATTTCCACCAGACAGTATTTGATAAATGGCTTGATATGGCGGTATTAAGCGGTGAGCTAAACCTGCCGGGCTACGAAACAAATCCTGAACGCTATGCCGCCAGTAAGTGGGTGCCACGTAGCTGGGAGTGGGTTGACCCGCAAAAAGAAGTTAATGCGTATAAGGATGCAGTGAGATGCGGCTTCAAGACTTTGGGCCAGGTTATTGCAGAGCAGGGCGGCGATTTAGATGAGGTGTTGGCAGGCCGCCAGGCTGAGCTGGCGATGGTGGATGAGATGGGGATTGTGCTTGATACTGACCCAAGCGAGGTGAATGGCAGCGGCGCTGCGCAATCAGCCATGCAACCGTTTGAGGATACCCAATCGCCTGCAGGCGATGATGACGAGGAATCAGATGGCGAATATTAATGGGCGCGGTATAATCAACGAGATACCAGATAAAGCAATTATGGAATCTGATCGCGCAGAATTAAATGAGCATGTAACAGAACCTGACATTACGGGCAAGTTCCAACGCGCAGAGATGACGGCATTTGCCGAGATGGATGATCGCACCTATGAGTTTCCTTTTAGTTCTGAGACTCCAGTCGCTAGATATTTTGGCAATGAAGTATTAAGCCACGAGACAAAAGCAGCAGACCTGAGCCGGTTAAACGATGGCGCACCGCTGCTGTTTAATCATGATGTTGATCGCGTTATTGGTGTTGTAGAAACGGCAAGAATTGATGACAAGTTAAAACGTGGATATGCCCGCGTTAGGTTTAGTAAAAATGAATTTGCGCAACAAGTTCTAGCCGATGTAAAGGATGGCATTCTACGGAATGTTTCCTTCGGCTATTCTATTGATAAGCTAGAAGAGCGCGGCCGCGGCAACTTTGTTGCTACTGCCTGGTCACCGTATGAGATCTCAATGGTTTCAATACCGGCTGACAAAACAGTAGGGATCGGAAGATCCTTGCTGATTGATACCCACGCTGCTCCGGCAGCACCAACCCCTGATCCCCTTTCTAACATGGAATCCGCCACTCCAGATCTGGCCGTGGTGCGGGCCGAAGCCGTCGAGGCCGAACGTTCGCGCATTGCTCAGATCTCCGCATTATGTGACAGGCATCAAATGGCTGATCTCGGCCAACAGTTGGTGGAGTCTGGTCGTTCAATCGACGAGGCTAGATCTGCTGTATTAGACAAATTAAACATCCCAATGGAGACTGTGACTATGCAAAATGCCGACATTGGCCTTAGCGCAACTGAAAGCCGTAGCTTTTCATTTTTGCGTGCTATCAACTATCTAGCTAACCCTACTGATCGTTCTGCACGTGAAGCAGCAGGATTTGAAATTGAAGCATCTGAAGCTGCTGCTGCAAAGCTTGGCCGTCAATCACGCGGTATCACAATCCCGCAGGATGTATTGCGCCGTGACTTGAATGTAGGCACTGCATCTGCAGGCGGCAACTTGGTTGCTACCGAATTGGATGCTGGCAGCTTTATTGATCTGCTGCGTAACGCATCAGCATTAGATCAGGCTGGCGCTACTGTGCTAACTGGTTTAACTGGTATGGTTGCGATCCCACGCCAATCAGGCGGCGGCACTGCTTATTGGGTAGCTGAGTCTGGGGCACCTACTGAAAGCCAGCAAACGGTTGATCAAGTAAGCCTGACACCACGATCAGTTGGTGCATTCACAGATTACAGCCGCCGCTTGTTGATTCAATCCAGCATTGAAGTTGAGAACATGGTTAGGAATGACCTAGCTACTGTTATCGCACTAGAGATTGATCGCTGCGGATTGTATGGCACTGGGAACAACAGCCAGCCATTAGGTCTGAAGCTAACGACTGGCATCAGCACGGAAGATTTTGCGTTGGATGCACCAACATTTGCTGAAGTTGTAGCACTTGAATCTGACGTTGCAACTGCTAACGCATTGCTCGGCAGCCCAGTGTATTTGATGAATGCTGCAATGCGCGGCAATCTGAAAGTGAAGGCTAAGGATGCAGGCAGCGGCTTGTTTGTAATGGATGGCGAGCTAGTGAACGGCTATCGCGCTGTGATGTCGAACCAAGTTGCATCTGGTGACTTGTGGTTTGGTAATTTTGCTGATCTTGTTATTGGTTATTTCTCTGGCCTTGATCTTATGGTCGATCCTTACACCCATAGCACTTCCGGCACTGTTCGTGTAGTTGCTATGCAGGATGTAGATATTGCAGTACGCCAGCCTGCATCATTCAGCCGTGGTAATAACACACTCTAATTATGGTAATTGAAATCCTGCGCCAAACTATGCTGCAGGGTTTAGTGGTGCGCGTTGGGGATGTTGTTCCAGCATCTCCAGCCGACGCTAAATTATTAATCGGCATTGGCAAGGCGATGCTTGCAGCTACAGTTGAACCAGTAAAACTCATCCCACCAAAACGGAGAACATCCAAATGACGATTCACAATTTAGGATCAAAAACTACGATCCTTGGGTTACTGCGTAATGACGTAGTAGCAGCTACAGGCTTAGGTTCTGCTATTGATTTGTTGGGCTATGAAGGCGATATTGCAGTGCTGCTTGATGCCGAAGCAGGCGGTGCCAGCATTACGTATGCGGTAAAGCTAACTGAATCTGATACTAGCGGCGGTACTTACACCGACGTTACAGGCGGCGGCTTTACTACAACTACAGCTAACACTGCATCTTTGCAGAAGATTTTTGTAAATGTAAGCAACTTGAAGCGTTTTGTTAAGGCAAGCGTTACGGTTGGCGGCGGCACTGGCGCGGGCGCTGTTGCAGTGATCGGCTTAGCATCCGCTAAGTACGGCTAACTTGAGCAATGTAGGCGCTGGCATTAGCTGGCGCCTATACTGTAAACATTACTGGAGTGTAACATGGCTATTGGCGATAACAGTGGGTTTGAAGTGCAGGCACTAACTGCATTAACCGCAGTTGGTGTTACAGATTCAGCAGTACTTGCTGGAACTAATGTTACATTTCAAGTAACGGTTGCATCTATTGGCACTAGTGTTGTGATACGGATGGAAGGCAGCCTTGACGATACAAGCTATTTCCCTTTATACGATAGTACCCAAGCTGACACAACTATTACGGCAAATGGCACCTATGGGTTTTGCTTGTATTCACCAATTAAATTTGCACGTCTTAGATTGGTTACGGTAACAGGAGGCACTCCAACTATTGCGACTAAGATAGGTGCCGCATGATTTATCCCGCTGCAGTTAATATAGTTATTTTACAAGATTCTACTTACGAGCAGGATTTTGTTATTACTGAAGCAGCTAAAGCAGCTACGCTAAATGAAAATACTAATATAATTACAAGTGCGTGTCATGGCTTAATAGCAAATGATAGGGTTGCCTTTTCTGTTATTGATGGTGAATTGCCGTGTGGAATTATTGCAACCGAAAGTTATTTTGTATTAGCGGCTGGGCTAACTGAATATTCATTTCAAATTAGCAATACATCTGGCGGCAGCGCAATTGACTTTACAATTATTTCACCATCTGCAACTTATTTAATTGGGAAAGTAGTTAATTTAACAAGTTATACTTTTGATTCTGATATACGTTTAAGTTATGATGTAGGGGTTAGCGCTTCATTTGTTTGCACTGTTATAAATGCAACCGCAGGTAAGTTGCGATTATCTTTAACTGCAGCCACTACGGTTGCGTTAGCTGCTGCAGTTTACGTATGGGATTTAAAATTAATTAGTGGTGGCAACAGCTATTTTTATGCTAAAGGGTCTGTTACAGTAGAAGCAACTTCATCGCGCACGTAGCTATGATGATAGCACCTGCCACTGCGACTACAATTATGCTAACCCAAAGCCTAGCTTATCAAATTTTTATTGCACCAGCTTTAAGCTCAATCCGATCAGCTCCGATTCGGTTTTTCCATTTGCAGTATGTTGATGCTGGCTATGTCGATGCTGGCTACACTGTTCTTTAACACCCTCCATCCGTTATTAAGCCATGACTACTATCGTCACCCGCACAGGCAAAGGTTCGCCGTTAACGCATGTTGAGGTTGATACTAACTTCACAAACTTGAATACGGCTAAACTTGAAGCCGGTGCAATTGCGTTAGGTAGTGCTGCCGCCCCAAGCATAAGTTTTACGGGTGATACCAACACTGGCATCTTTAGCCCCGGAGCAGATACGCTGGCATTTGCTGAAGGTGGCGTGGAGGCTATGCGCATCGACAGCTCCGGGAGGCTCTTAGTAGGCACCAGCACTGCCAACACCTCTGGCGCCAAGCTCCAAACCGTAGACGGACTGACTTTCCCCGCAACGCAAGTCGCCAGCGCCGATGCTAATACGCTGGATGATTATGAAGAGGGGACGTTTACACCTGGTATTTCATTTGGTGGCGGAACTGCTGGCATAAGTTACACTGGAGGACTTGTTGGTACTTATGTAAAAATTGGACGAGTAGTTTATGTTACAGTGGCGGTTCAGGCACAATCAAACGGAACATCAACAGGAAATCTCGCAATAACGGGCCTACCATTTACAGCAGCCAATACGACTGGTGTTTTTGGCCTTTCTGGATATGGTATTTTAGCTGTTTCCAGAGACAACGGAACGAATGTAATAACTGCCACTTCGTTCTCTTCATCTATATCATCCGGTGCAACAACTATTGCATGTTTTAAAACAGTAAGCGCAATAACAGCACCTGCTGCGAATATCACTGACGTAGATTGCGGCACTCTTGGCAACAATTATACAGCATCTATTTATTACTACGTCTAACCCTCCTCAGCTAGCCCGCAACGGCTCAAAACTACAACCATTAAACCTGTTCCTGCCAGTCGGCAGTTCCTAAAATGGCATCATTTACAGAGCGTCAAGAGTATCAGCTAGAAATCATCCCGCCTTATAGCATCATCCAATGCCGTCGCGCTGACATCATCGAGAAAGATGGCGTGGAGGTGGGCAAGACCTATCACCGCCACACTCGCGCTCCTGGTGAAGATGTAAGCGATGATTGCACTGAACTTCAAGCAGTTGCTGCTGCATTGTGGACACCAGAAGTCATTGCTGCTTATGAAGCATCAAAGGCTTCAGTAGTTAGCGAGCAAGAGTAACCAGCGTGGCAGTAACTGAAAACCTATCGGGGTTCCTGTACGATTTTGGCGTTAGCTGCACCGCTGGCGCCACTACAGCATTAGGCATCCTCGATATGCCATCGCAGGTGGTGGCAGGCGATATGGTGCTAACCACTGATTACGTACTGACAGCACTTGCGACGGATTTTGGCACCTTAAAATATGAAGATGTAATCACGATTGCAGGTACTGCTTATATGGTGCGCGAAACCAGGTTCATTGATGATGGTGCTTTTGTTGAAATTGGATTACAAAAAACATGACAACAAAACGTGAAACCATTGTTACCGCAATACGTACGGCATTAATTGGTACAACTGGCGTTAGCACCAGGATTTACCGCAGCAGGGTTGGACCGATCTCTAGGGCCGAATCACCTGCAATTGTGGTGGAGCCATTAAGTGATACGGCAGATCAAAACACTAGCCTGCCAACTTTAGATTGGAGCCTTACGGTGCGGGTAGCTGTTATTGTACGCGGCGAGATCCCAGATCAAATTGCAGATCCAATCGTTGAAAGTTTACATGCTAAAATTATGGCGGATTTAACGCTTGGTGGTTACGCAATTGACATCCAACCAATTGGTGTTACATTTGATATAGTTGAAGCAGACCAACCTGCAGGGGTTGTGATGTGCGACTACCGAGTGCAATATCGCACCTCGGTTACTAATCTCGCAAGTTAAACATGGCTATGATAGTGGATGAGTATTGGGGTCAAGGCGGGTCTTACCTGCTAGATCCTAAAACCGGTAAGCGTAAACTCATCGAGCGTACTGCCCCGGCTACCGCCAACACCGCACCTGAGGAACTGACCAATGCCATTATTGACTCGCAAAAGGCTGCTTCTAGCCAAAACTGAAGCAACGTATGGCACCGACCCAGTGCCAACTGGTGCGGCTAATGCCATATTGGTGCGCAATCTAGAAATTGTGCCATTGCAATCGGATATTGTGCAGCGTGAACTAATACGCCCATATCTTGGTAATTACGAGCAGTTACTTGCAAATACACGAGTGCAGGTAACTTTTGAAGTTGAATTAGCCGGTTCGGGGACTGCTGGTACTGCACCAGCTTATGGCCCCGTGCTAAAAGCTTGCGGGCTATCTGAAACTTTGGTAACAAGTACAAGTGCTACTTATGCCCCGGTTAGCACCACCTTCAGCTCTGTGACTTTGTATTTTTTCCAAGATGGCATTCGCCATATTGTGACTGGCGCTCGTGGAACATTTACATTGAATGGCACAGTAGGTGCGATCCCAACGATTGCATTTACAATGACCGGCATTTTTAATGCCCCAACTGATACAGCGCTTGCGGCACCTACTTACGCAAATCAATCAACACCTTTAGTGTTTAAAAATAGTAATACAACCAGTTTCTCGGCATTTAGTTATTCAGGTGCATTGCAATCAATTGACCTTGATTTTGGCAACGAAATTATTTACCGTGAATTGGTGGGCGGTACCAAAGAAGTTATTATTACTGACCGCAAGCCTAGCGGCACATTGCAAATTGAGGCAGTATTGCTCGCCGCTAAAAATTACTTTACTGTGAGCACTGGATCGACTACTGGTAGCATTACGTTGCAGCATGGCACCACCGCTGGTAACATAGCGACGCTTACAATGGCTCAATCAGACCTAGCTGATGCGTCTTACACCGACATGAACGGCATCGCAATGTTAAACCTGCCTTATGTTGCAACACCAACAGCGGCAGGCAATGACGAATTATCCCTTGCCTTTACCTAGACACCATGGCATTTGTTCTTGCTCAATCCGATAGCTACAGTTGGCCTGTTACTGTTGAATTTCCAGTTGATGGTGGCCGCTTTGAAAAGCAAACTTTTGATGCTGAATTTAAGCGACTGCCACAATCACGAATTGAACAAGTAATTGAACGCAGCAACACAGACACTATTAAGGATGCTGAATTTGCGCGTGAAGTAATTACAGGCTGGAAAGGTGTTACAGATGCCAAAGGTGCTGATGTGCCTTATAGCAATGAAGCATTAGGTAAACTACTTGATGTGCCATTAGTTGCTGGTGCTATCGTGCAAGCATTTTTTGCTAGCCTGACTGGAGCAAAAAGAAAAAACTAGAAGCCGCTGCTGAGCATTGGGCAAGTGGCGGCGTTATAGATGATACGGCAAAAGATGCGGCAGGATTAGGCATAAACAAGCCCAACTTGCCGCAGCAATCTACTGACTTTGAAGTATGGAAAGACAACTGGGATATAGTAGTAATGTTTTTACGTGTGCAAACACAGTGGCGTATTGGGATGAGCGGTGCTACTGGGTTAGACTATAATGCGATCAGATGGGCGTTTGAAATGTACGGCGTCAGTGACCAACGCGAGATGTTTGAAGGCTTGCAGGTCATGGAAGCTGCTGCATTAGGAGCGATGAATAAATGACATTAAACACTGCAATTACATTTACCACTAAGCTAGATGGCAGCGGGCTAGATCAATTAAAACGGCAACTGCAATCATTAAGCCAGCAAAGCAATATTACCAAGCAATCACTTGGCCAAGCCAATATTGATATTAACCGCATGGCTCGCGAAGCGGGCAATACTACTAATGGATTGCGTACTCATATTGGTGCATTAAAAAATTTACGTGATAATGTTGACATTAATAGTCAAGCATATCGCAGGCTAGGGAATGAAATAAAAGGATTAGAAAGCAAGTTGCAAGGATTGGATCGTGTTAGCAATAAGGTAAATGTAGGCAGGCAAGCAATTGGCGCAGCAGGTGGGGCACTTGCATTAGGCGGCGGCGCAGCAGGAGCATTTGGCGCAGCAGGAGGCGTATTAGCGTCAGCCGGTCCTGCTGGCATGTTGGCGGCGGGCGTTGGGGCTGCGACAGTAGGGGTTGCGGCATCATCGTTTGGCGCAGCAAAAGAATTAAATGATCAGGAACGTAAGCTGGCGACGTTAACAGTGCAATCATCTGGGCTTACCAATGCAATTAGATTATTAGTTGCAGAGCAAGGATTTTTGGCAAGTTCGGCGGAATCAGCAAGTGCAGCATATGAAATTTTAAGTTCTGGCTACACTAAACAGTCTGATGTTTTAAGCATATTAAAAGCTAGCACATTAGGCGCTACAGGCGGATTTAGTGACATTAAAACTGTTGCTGATGCAACAACTACAATTTTGAATTCATTTTCGCTAAGCGCTGATAATGCAAATCAAATTGTAGATGGGATGATACAAACGCAAAATGATGGCAAAATAGTCGTAAGTCAATATGCTGATCAAATTGCAAAAGTAGCATCTGTTGCAGCGGCGGCTGGGTTGTCGGTTGAGGAAATGAATGCATCTATTGCTGCCATTACAGCAACTGGTGTACCAGCAGAAACGGCGATGTCTGGGCTACGTCAAGCATTAGTTAATGTAATAAAACCAACTGATCAAGCTCGTGAATTAGCAAAAAAAATAGGATTAGAATTTAGTCTTGCTGCAATACAAACTAAAGGTTGGGCGGGATTTCTAAAAGATGCAACTGATAAAACAGATGGCAGCGCAGAAGCGCTTAGTATACTTTTTGGGGATATTGATGGCTTTAATGCAATATTAAAATTAACTGGCCCTAATATGGGCCGCTTTAATGATTTTTTAGATAATCAAGAAAAAAAATTAGGTGCAGCAGCAAAGGCAGCAAAACAAGCAAAAGATCCGTTTAAGCAATTTGACATTGCAGTGACAGAACTTAATACATCAATTGGCAAAATTTTTCTCCCAACTTTAACAAAATTAATAACACAAGTTACTACTTTTTTTCAAATTATTTCATCTGATAAAAATAAAAAAGCAGTCCAAGATTATGGTAATATAATTAGAGGTTTAGGGATAGCAGGTGGTGGCAACATTTACAGTGGAAATGTGCCACAAAGCGAACGCATTGACGCATTAAACGAACAAGAACGAAGAGCAATCCAGGCTGGTCCTATTGGCCCACCAGTGCCTGAGCGATTAAAAAAACCACCGCAGCGACAATTAAGAGCGCCAGGTGCAGGCACTGTTAATCAAGAAATGGCTAATTTAGCTAACGAAGTTCGTCAGGGTGGCGGTGGCAGTGGCGATGAAGAAAAGCGCAGGCAAGCAGAAAACAGATACAAGCAAATAGCAAATAACAATCAAAAACAAGCAGATGCTAGACAAATACATGCATTAGAGGTAATTAATTCATTAAAAGCAGAATCTGTTGCATTTGAAGCACAACGCACTAAAACAAATGAACTAGAAATTAATAAATTAATTTTACGCAACCAGCTAGATGTTGTATTTTTAGAAAATGGAAAAGATAGAATTAATCTTACGCTCAAATATGTTAATGCAAAAGAAAAAGCAAAAACCATAGAAGACGCAACAGCAAGAAATTTAGAATTGCAAAATGTTGAAAACGAAGGGCTTAGCGACAATCAAAAATTAATTTTAGATTTAAAAACTAAAGAGCAGTCTATAAATAGTGATTTCTTGAAAACTGAAAAAAACCGCAGAGAAGAAAAAGAAAAATATTTAACTCAATTAGACAAAGAGATTCAAATGCTTGGTGATGCCGAGCAACAAGAATTAGCAATTGCAAATCTAAAATTGCGTTATCGCCGTGATCCGCGTGCGTTAGAAGCCGAATTGCAAGATCTTGGAATTCGGCAAAGATATGAAAAAAGAGCTTCAACGTTAATAGAAGATTTAACAAAAGAAGGGATTACAGGCAAAGAAGCAAGTCAACGTATTCAAAATTTAGATAAAGAATTAGATAAAGCATTGCAAGGAGCCGAAGCTATACGTGCATTAAAGCGTTCCATAGATGAATTAAATGCTGCTGATGTAGGGCAGGGCTTTAAGAATGGCGTTGAAAGTTTTCTTACTAGTATTGGCACAATGAGTGAGAATGTATCACAATTAACACAGAATGCATTTCAAGGTTTATCAGATGGGATTACAGAATTAGTAACAACAGGCAAGATGAATTTTAATGATTTTGCTAATTCAATCATTAAAGATATGATACGTATTGCAACGCAACAATTAATATTGCGCCCTATCCTGCAAGGTATTGGCGGTTTATTTGGTGGCGGTGGTGGCGGTGGGCTGCCTGGGTTTGGCATGGATTCAATAATACCGGGCCTTGGGTTAGGGAATACTCCTGCGGTTAAGTTTGCTGGCGGCGGGATTATGACATCGCAAGGACCAATGCCGTTAAAGCGTTATGCAGCAGGTGGTATCGCCAATAGCCCGCAACTTGCTATGTATGGTGAAGGGCGGACGCCTGAGGCATATGTGCCGTTGCCTGATGGCCGTCGCATCCCGGTAGCGATGCAAGGCAGTGGAGGCGGCTCCACCAGCGTTGTGGTTAATGTTGATGCCACAGGTAGTAAAGTGGAGGGCGATTCACCTAAAGG